TGTAGAATGGGTATAGAGGAAAGGGATGCCTACCGATCCATGGGACTTCACAGGTAGGTTGTGTAGAATGGGTACTGGCTTATTTGGTCAGCCAGTTCGGCGCACCCATTCGAGCGCTGCGTCTCTCGAGCGCCAGAGGTGAACGGTAACGCATCCTCAGTTCCACTTGAGGACGTGCTCCTACGAAGCCAGCCACGGCCGTCATTAGTAAAGATGCCCACCCTATTATTGGCTTACCACCAGACTGAGACCCGAGTATCCGGAAAGTCTCCCCTTCGGGAAACTCCCCGACTACCCTGACCTCCTGCTGGCCGGTAAACCAACTACCAGGATCATCCGCGACAGTGTCGACTACAAAGTTCTCCACTTTTGGTGGGGAGCGATATAGCCAATCAGAGTCGTGGATTGGTTCGCCAGTTGGTGCAATCTTGACCTTCTCGTAAATGAACTTTACGGTCTTCATGACGTCCGAGACTGAAACATTGTCCACTAAATCTCCGAGCATCGTTATCGTACCCTTGAATCCCTTCAAGACCCTTGCATATGCATCAGTCGCCGGGTTGGGGCCCGTAAACCAACTCACATAAGGGTTTGGACTATCAAAGGTGTCAATCTCCCATGCTCCGGAGTTTGGCATCAGATTTGGGAGCCGAAGGGGATCCCAAACTGCTAGGTCGTTCGTAGGGCCTACTGTACGCACGGTTGAGGACGAAACCTGCGTATTGATTGAGCTGGGGACTTGGGGATTAGAGAGTACAAAGGTGTACTCTACACTCAGATCACCCATCCAGCGAGTCTGTGATACCTCAGGCGTGTATTCCCTAGTACCAAAGACACCATAGTACAACCGACCGAAGTCGGCTGTACGGGCCTCAATGGTAAAGTCAATGGGAGTACGGACGTACTTCCATCCTTGGTTAAGGAACTTAGGCGACGAGGTCAAAGTAGTGTTCTCCCAGAGTGGCCCACACACACTATCGGGTAAACCCATTAGTGCGATGCGGACTTCATCTGATGTCTCATTACCATGATCATCGTCGGGATCATAATCACACGCCAGAACTATCATCCCCTGCTGAGTGGTAGGACGCACCGTTGTGTAGCGGAAACAGAGCCTTTCGACCCTGTACCGCTCATAGTGCTGCGCCATACCACTCAGCCATGAGAAGGTTCCAGACTCACCTGGGTTCAAAGTCCTTTGGTCTAAGACCCCAAACTCAAGTCCTATCTCCCCGTTCACCCGTCCGATCACCTCGTGATGGCTAATACGTAGCTCCCCCGATGAGTTGTAACTCATCTTGGGAGGAGAGCCACGCCGGGTCTGTCCTTTCGCTGCTGGTTGTTGAATGTTCTTGGAAGGGCCACTGGTACCCGCCTTCCGAGGGGCTTTGTTGTTGGTTTGTTTCTTCATTGGTTGTACTTTCATGAGACAGTTTGTCCATTCGGCTGTCAAGTTCAAGTTTAGCGACATTCGGGTCGTCTGCCGGGTTAAGGTTCCGAAGAACCCCAGCCAACCAGGACTCCTTCCCGTACTTATCGTAGGGGTTGGGGCCATGTCTAGAACATCTTGAAAGTAACCAATCTGTGTACCGTTCCGCATCGGACACGGTCCAAAGATCCTGGAAAGAAGCCTTTAGCCAGACTGGCATAGGCTCCCTATAAACCAACCAACGCCCCTCACAGAGGTAGTCCCCGATCCGAGATAGCTTTGTATGGGGGAAAGACATAAAATCTCTCCACTGTGCATGGGTCATCTCGAACCTTATCTTACCCTCTGAGGGTCGATCCAACGGCATATCACAACCCTCCTTCTCAAGGAAGGATTGTATAGCAACAACCAGGGGGGATCTCTCCTTCCCCACAAAGGTAACAGCAGCATCACGTGAACGGTAAGCACTCCAACCTTCACGCAGCGGCCCAAATGTCGTATCCCACTTCACCAAGTTCTTGGAGAGAGAAAGTGGGAACGTCACGGTATCCCTACCGTGCAGATCGCTGAGACCCTTGCGAGCTGGGTCTCTGGGCTTATCCTGGAACAAGTTCGTGTTCCAGGCGGATGCCAAATCCTCCTCAGGTCTACCGCGGAGGAAATTTAGGTCCATGAAGCAGGCAAGCCTCTCTTGGAAGGGTGTCAAATACCACTGATAGTGGGTTCTGACCTCTGGGTATAAATGAAACCCACACCCTCCCATAACACGCTGACCGAACAAATTAAAGAGACCATCGCGTGTTAAAGTCCTGACTTCATCCATATTGTAGTGTAGGAACCGAGAATGAGCCCTAACCCGATCGGTGGCGTTGTACATCATTTCATTGTACATAGACGCCAGATCGGTCTTGTATTTCTCGGAATTCCTATTCGATACCTTGGCCTGCCCAGTGAGGAGGCCACAATTGAGGTAGGGGATAGATCTGAATCGGGTGACCTGACCTGTAGTATCTCTCAAGATACGCCAGAGGCTAGAATTAACCATGCAATAATCTTTACTTGCATAGTTCTTGCCAACAGAGAGCTTGAAACCGATTCCACCCACTACGTCCTTCCAGATCTCCTGAAGATCACTGTCTGCGAAGAATAGGATATCATCACCATTTACCAGAACAGGTAGTTGGTTGACATCTTGGACAAGAGGCAGACCTTTCTTTAACATGTACCGATCTAACGCCAGCCAATAAGCAGCTAGGTTAGCGATACAAAGAAAGGGGAAGGATAGGACTGATCCCATCAATTGACCGTTACGCTGGAGATAGCGGACGGTAAAGGTATACGAGTCACCGTGATGTTCGGGTACGCCATTCCAGAACACAGGACGATCTGACGGCGCAGTGACTCCAATATGGTATTTTGCAAAGACCTCAAGGGGGAAGAGATAAGTCCCCGGCATCCCTATGACCTGTGGGAGGTGTGTGGGAGGGCCATACACACCACCTCCAAGATACTCGCCCATAAAAGGTCTCATCTCGGGCTCGATCACCAGAACCTCAAAGGATGTCTCGATAACCTGCTCCAACAAAATGGACCTACAGATCTCATCGAAACCCATCCCCTTTAGCTCGGGACCTAGCTTGACCAAGACCTTCTCCAGGCCAAGACGGCACACGTCCATGTGGAGGTTGTCTGTCGCTGCTTTATAATCACCCGACACCATACACTCCGTCGGCAAGCCTAATTTCTTAGTCTTGTCCACAAGAGTATATAGGTCGAGGCCTTCTAACGGTCGGTTGGTGAGCGTCAGTGGCTCGATCTCCTTCATCCATCGGAATAAATCCCTTTGGAGTGAGAGAGCGAGATACTGATTCACCTCGTCACCAGCCGTTATAAGCCTTACCTTGAGTGGCTCTAGGACTGCAGCGACCCTCGCATGTGTACCGAGGTAGGTCTCCCCAGGAGGACAATCAAGTGATACCCTCCGAGTTCTCTTCAAGGAGTCACCTACCATATCTGCCAAGTCTGAGCCGCGGAGGCGCGGCGTCCCACGAACTTCCTCGACTTGGCCAGGTCTTACTTCCTCCATGCTAACCAGCCCTTCGTCCATCTGCTCGCGTATAAGGGATAAGAGACCCTGGCGGGCTCCCCCTTTTCCAATCCCTGTCTGGTATGAAGCTCGACCAGACGGTTCCACAACTTTCAAACCTGTTGGCTCAATAGGGACAGAGCCGCTTACGACCGATCTGATCTTACGACCGATCGATTGTAGGAGCTTAGTCTCGGTGGGTTGCGACTGAGTCAAGGCCAGGATATGATCCAGCCTCGCCTCATCAACAAACTCCTCCGGGACAGTCTCACAACCACGCTTCACTCCCTGAAGGACACCATTAAAAAAGGTATCAGTCCGGTAGTTCGGGGCGCGGTGTAACAGGTTGTCGATCAACTTCTTGAATCGACCTTGGAAGGGATTGACACCAAGATGTATCTCCATCTCATCATATGGGCATGGAGGCACCTCTTGGCGTAAGTAGGTAGCAGATTGGGCAACGGTTATCCACTTGAGGCACCTTGTTAGGAGTGCCCGCCCATTCTCTGAGCAATCAGAGATAAAAATCATCTTCTGATAGAAGTGGATAATGCTTGCATGAGGAATATCTCGCAAAAGAGCGATCTTGCTCACGGCATTCGAGTCTGCCAACACCTCCAAGTAGGACCGGAGGAATTTCAGAATGGCCCTTATCGTATAACGACTTTCTCTAAGACCGTTAACGAATAGACTCGATTGGACAGTGCATGACGTTTTAGACGTCGGCGCCGTGGTCGTCACTACATGGACCCGGGTTTCAAGCGTATAGAACATACGCCATAGCTCGAGTTCATTCCCTTCGATGGGAGATGTGACCGACCCGCACTTCGTTCCGCTCCCCCTTTTGATCGGGGATACGGGGACTTGAAGTGCTGTCCCAGATAGTAGAGCATCGACTAGATTGAGAGCAGGGAATTGCATTCTCTGTTCCAG